ATGATTGAACATCCAGAGGAATATAATCCAGAGGTAGGTACATATGACCCAAACGGTGTTGACCAACACTCACCCGGCGCAAAGGTGGATGGAGGTAAGATTCAGCCAGAACTCATCTTCCGAGGATTTAGTAGAGCTTTGCGAGAGGTTGCTGAAGTTGGCACGTATGGAGCTAATAAATACACGAGGGACGGATGGGAACAAGTACCTGAGGCTATCCGAAGATACTCTGATGCATTTCACCGTCACCAGCTACAGAGGTATGCAGGAGAGGAATGTGATGCTGAATCTAAGCTACGACACCTAGCCCATGAAGCATGGAACATCCTAGCTGTATTGGAACTGACACTACGAGAGGAAGAGAATGCTAATAGATGAATCCTTAACAGACAACCTTACGGATTTTAGTAAAGCTACATTAACAGAGAGGTATGTGTATGAGGGGGAGAGTATTCAGGAGGCATTCGCAAGGGCAGCTACAGCGTTCTCGGACACGGACTCAATGGCACAGCGAGTCTACGGGTACGTCTCAAGACAGTGGCTTAGCCTTGCCTCTCCGATTCTCTCCAATGCGCCAGAAAGGATCGAATGGGCGCACGAAGACGAAGATTGGGACATAAACTTTGAGCCAGAGAAGTATGGCAAGGCTCGTGGTCTCCCTATCTCTTGTTTCCTGAACTACGTACCAGACTCAAGGGAGGGTTTAGGTGAACATTATGTCGAGAATATTTGGCTCGCTTCTGCTGGGGGTGGTATCGGTGGGTACTGGGGTCATGTCCGTTCTAGCGGTACAAAGACATCCAATGGCTCTGCTTCTACTGGCAGTGTCCCTTTTATGCATGTGGTTGACAGTCAGATGCTGGCGTTCAATCAAGGTGTAACCAGACGAGGAAGCTATGCAATCTGGACAGATATCGGACATCCAGAGATTTTGGAAGTCCTTGAAATCAGAAAGCCCACGGGTGGCGACGTTAATCGCAAGTGTCTCAATCTTCATCATGGGATCGTTATTCCTGATAAGTTTATGCGCCTCATTGTTGGTGCTGTTAATAACCCCAATGCTAATACTGACTGGGAACTAAAAGACCCACACACAGGTAAGGTTGTTGAGACTGTAGATGCACGAATGCTGTGGGAAGTGATCCACCGTAGTCGTATGGAGACTGGTGAACCTTTCGTTATGTTCAAGGATACAGTGAACGCTGACCTCCCTGAAGCACTGAAAGAGAAAGGACTGATTGTACACCACTCCAACCTCTGTAGTGAGATTACGCTACCTACTGCTGATGACCGTACTGCTGTATGTTGTCTCAGTAGTTTGAACTTGGAGAAGTGGGATGAATGGAAAGATGACGAGAACTTCATCTATGATGTTGTTCGATTCCTTGACAATGTACTTGAGTACTTTATTATTAATGCACCCGATGGGATGGAACGAGCAGTACGATCTGCTAAAGCTGAACGCTCAATCGGTTTGGGAGCACTGGGTTGGCACTATCTCCTCCAGTCTAAGAACATTCCGTTCGAGAACCCAATGGCTGTGGGTCTTAACAGAAAGATATTCAAGCATATTAAAGATCGAGCTTCCGAAGCTACTGAACTACTTGCTCAGGAAAGGGGAGAACCTAGCGACCTTAGTGGTAGTGGTGTCCGTAATGCTCACCTTATCGCTATCGCTCCTAACGCTTCAAGCAGCATCATTCTGGGTACTTCACCATCTGTTGAGCCAGTTGTAGCCAATGTCTTCACACACAAGACCCTCAGCGGTTCGTATCCCGTCAGGAATAAGCATCTGGATAGAATTATCAGGGAGCGACATCCCGACGAAGATGTGGAACCAATATGGAAGGACATACTTCTTCACGAAGGATCAGTCCAGCATGTTGACTTCCTTGACGATTGGGAAAAAGAGGTATTTAGGACTGCGTATGAAATCGACCAGAGATGGATTGTCGATCACGCAGCGGATAGACAGCCTTATGTATGCCAAGCTCAGTCCATCAATCTATTCCTCCCTCCCGAAACCCACATCTCGATACCACATATACTGGTATTACGAGCATGGGAGAAAGGGCTTAAGACGTTATATTACCAACGTACTACAGCGAAGAGGAGGGCTGAGAAGATTAGCCAGAAGGTGGAAAGAATGCACCTAGAACAAGAGGAGTGTTTATCATGTCAGGCTTAATGGGTACTCGTGAGTACTACAAACCCTTTGATTATGATTGGGCCTTTGAGTTTTACAAGGCTCAACAGGATTCTCATTGGGGCCCCAGAGAGATAGCTCTGCATGAAGATGTAAGAGACTGGAAGAATGCTGGCAAGGAGGAACGGAACCTGATCACTCAGCTCTTCCGTTTCTTCACTCAAGGTGATGTGGATGTGGCAGCAGGATACTACGATAAGTTTATCCCGCTATTCCAGAAGCCTGAACTTCGTATGATGATGGGTGCTTTCGCTAATATGGAGAGCATCCATCAGGAAGCTTACTCACTACTACTAGACACCATTGGTATGCCAGAGGTAGAGTATCAAGCTTTTTACAAGTATGAAGAGATGGCTGCTAAGCACGACTACATCTACCAGTTTGAAACTGAGCAGACAGAAGCTAATAAACACTTTACGAAGAAAGTGGCTAAAGCACTAGCTGTCTACCCTGCATTTACTGAGGGTCTACAACTCTTTTCAAGCTTTGCTATCCTCCTGAACTTCAGTAGGTTTGGCAAGTATAAGGGTATGAGTCAGATCGTAACATGGTCTGTGAGAGATGAGTCCCTCCATGTAGAAGGTATGCTTAAACTCTTCAGAGCTTTCATTCAAGAAAATAAGGAAGTATGGACAGATGACTTCAAGAAAGAAATCTACGACATCGCTCGTGAAATGGTATCTCTGGAGGATGCATTCATTGATCTGGTGTTTGAGCTTGGTGGCGTCGAAGGTCTGGAGCCTGACGAAGTTAAGTCATACATCAGGTACATCGGTGACCGTAGACTGCTTCAGCTTGGGCTCAAGCCAAACTGGGGAATCAAGGATAATCCTCTCCCTTGGCTTGACGAAATACTAAATGGAGTAGAACACAGTAACTTCTTTGAAACCCGTGCAACTGAATATAGCAAAGCCTCACTAGTAGGCGATTGGAGTGAAATATGGAACTAAAAGACTTACAAGAAATTGAAGATAAGCTGATTGAAAAGATTCCATCAGCAGATAGGGATGGCCGTACCAAGGAACAACTGGTAGGTATGATTGGACTGAAGATTGACGGTGATCCAGCAGCCCCTGACGTTACATATCTGTGGGGTCAGGAGCCACTGGCTAAGTACCGACTTCATATGGACGGTGTTACGGTTACTAAGATGGAAGAGATTACTCTTTCAGAGTCGCCCCATACTGCTTCAGAAGCTTCGGAGCCTGCTCCCTAAACTCTTCTACAGTATCCCATGACAACTGGGCAGGGAGGTCTGTTCTCTTCGAGAGTGGTTCATCAGCAGCCGCTTTAGCCCTGAACATCTTCTCTCTGCCGTGTTCAACAGTTCCCTCCTTTGGAAGTGGAGCCCCTACATCTTGCAGATATTTCTTCTGTACGAGACGGGCCTCCATTTCTCCCTTCTTCAGAGCATACAACATATACACCGCTGCATCCAACTGCTCAGGGGTCATAGTTTTGATCTCATCCTTAAAGATAATATTAACAGAATCCCTTACAGCGTCTGCCGTAGCACCACCAGAGAATCCTTCGATACTCTGAATACCATGTTGGAGTTCATGGATTGTGGTAGAGAGCTGCCCTTTCGCATCGCCCTTGAACCGACTATTGAGTTCAATTCTCTTCTTCGATGGGTAGTGCACACCCCTTGTACTTTCACCCAAATCCCTAAAAGCTACATGATATTCCTTTAATCCGGGGTAGGTGGCGAACAATGCGGGATGATCTAACAACTCTGTTACACCTATAGGAGTTTTACCGATAAGTTTCGGATCAACCTTCCACTTCATATCCTTATCAGATACTTCAAACTTTAGTTTACCATCCAGACCGGGACGGATACCTGTCTGTGCAAATATCTCTTCTTTACTATAGATACCTGCATCTTGCATCCTACGAGCTTCAGCCATCTGGTGCTTGATAGGATGACCAGCGGGGAGGGCCATTGCAGCTTTCTCACCACCGAGGAAACCACCCTGCTTGCTGAATGGAGTCTTAGCTGTGGGGCCTTGACGACCCATCTGCTTGAACAACCATGCACCAGCAGTAGCACCAACAGCAGCAATCTTACCAGCGGGGCCAAGAGCCTCTAGTCCTGCCTCAACAGCCTGACCTCCAGTGGGCTGTCTCTTCTCAGATACAGCTTGTAGAAAGCCACCACCACCAAAGAACGTATCTCCAATTACTTTACCACCACGATCAATAGTACGCTTTAGAGCACTCTCAGTTTCCTCTTGGGCTGAGAAGAGACTCCCAGTAAGGAAGTCCCCCACAGCTCCGTAGGCTTCCCGTACCGAGCCCTCACGCTCCACAGGCACCAAGGTAGCAGGCTTGTCCATAGAGCCCGCCTGAGGCTCTGACAGAAGCTCCTGGGCCTTGTCACTGAGTACCTTTGTACGATCTACCATGTTATTACTCTCCAATAAAGATATTCAAGAAGTCCAGTGCCTCTGGATCATCTCCCCACTGCTCAAGCAAGAAGTCTGGGCCTGCTCCGTTATTCATCTGATCAAGAATGAGTCGATTCTTAGGAGTATCTTGTGCATCAAACACTGAGAAGATTTCCTCATATGTCTGAGGCTTCATACCCATGTCATCCAGTTTAGCCATACGTTCCTGTGGAGTACCCAGTCCTTCTACTACAGACTTGATACCACTACGTACACCATTCTCAGGTTTCTGGAACTGAGGGTCTGGAAGCTGATACAGGTTATGACGATCAATCAATTCCTGAGAAGCTTTAGCATAGTCCTGATGACCTGAAGCATGAGCCCAAGCCTTGGTAGCCTTGTTGTATCGACCAGCAAAGTTCTTGTTCAGCATAGAGACCTTGGCCTGTACATCAGCTACAGCCTTAGCATCCTTAACCTGATCCAGTACAGCGTGGTTAACAGAGAAGCTCATCTGACCTTGATCATCAAAACCTACTGCAATAATCTCTCTAAGTTCATAGTTACGATCCAGAACACCACGATCAGGGTTGATAAGTGCAGTGGGGACATCTAGCTCTCCCTGTAGTGCAGTCATGAGCTGGTCATTCATATCACCTACGAACCTACCAACACTATGTTGCATTGCCATACGAGAACCATTGAACTCTGGGCTCTTCATTGTAGTCTCGTAGTAAGCATTACTTGAACCCAGATCAAGCAGAGAATCAGCTTCTTCAGTACCGTACTCTGGGCGAGTATCACCAAGGATAGCAGACTGAGCAGTTACCATTTTAACCAGATCATTCTGCATCTGTGGATCATAGCTATCCCAATCACCATTCAGGAGACCTACGTTCTGAGTAGTCAGAGCCTTCAGTGCCTTGCCATAGGAAGGGTCACCAAGAGGCATCTCTGGAGGAACAGACCCACCGTGGAGAATGGTAGAGGACAGATCAGTAAACAGATCAGTACCCATTGGGTCTTTCATGATTACACCAGCAACCTCACGAGAAATCTCAGGAGGCAGTTCCTTGAACATAGTAACAGCACGACCAATGGTAGGCTTGGACAAGAACTGATTCTTGTAGATAGCCTCGATCTGAGCGTTACGGTTGTTCAATTGATCCAGTGACATCTTACCAGACTGTACCATATTGATGTCAGTAATATGAGACTCAAGTACCTTACGAGTATTCTCATACATTGAATCTGATACGGTGTTACCGAACTGAGACTTAGCCTTAACAATATAACTGTCTGCCAGACCCATACCAAACTGCATAACTTCTTCTGGTGATGGTTCCTTACCAGTACGCTGTATTGATTCCGCAATGAAGTTAGTTACATTGGTCTTGAAGTCCGTTACACGACCAAGCTCTGAACGCTGATAACCTTCTGCGCCAGCTTCCTTAGCCTTAGCCCTGTCATTCATATACAGGGTATGGTAGGTCTTAGAACCATTAACAGCAGTTGTCTGCTGAATCAGTTCATCTAAGGGAGCATTCCAAGCAGTAGGAATACCAAGGTTATGAGCATCCTTTCTAATGAACATTTCCATTTGCGACTGCGCTGTAGCAGCTTGTTTTTCTTGAGACTCAACCAATCCCAAACGCACTTTATTGTCACTGAGCACATCTCCGTATACTTTCCTAAACTCTTGTGCATATCCGGGGAACTGCTGGATACGCTCACGCTTACGTGTTTCGAGATGTAGCATAAGTTCACTAGTTGAGATAGCACCAGACTCTGAAGCCCTCGCCAGTTTAAGAGCATCCTGCTGGGCATTCCTAACTAGAGGGTCATCGGCAGCAACTAAACCTTCTGCTGCTGCCTCCTGAAAGAACTCGGCTTCGCCACGAGCATCAAAGAACTCATCAACAGCTCTCTCATCCTCTGCTGTAGCTTTACCAGTCTGGATACCTTTGTGGGCAGCGAGAGCTTCGCCACCCACCATAGATACGAGACCAGCAGTAGCAGCACCTTTTGTAGCAGCACTCTTATCCTCTATGGGAGAACCTGTATAACCAAGACTCCCAGAGGACTGGGTGATGTCAGATGTATAGATACCTTTTGCCATTACTGGCCTCCTTTCTCAACTTTCTCCATCGCATCCAAAGTATACTTCAGATTTTCAGGAGCATTTAGATATTGTGTAAATTTACGAAGCTCTTCACTCTCAGGTGAGGTGTAAGCGTAACGGATAACATCAGTCCAGAAGTTGTCCTCCCCACGGTCTCTCATCTTACGAGCAAGACCATTGATCTCCCTCATAGCAATACCGATTTCTGATGGCTTATCATACATCAGTAGCAGAGAACGGCTAAACATAGCTGCCTTCTCGTGAGTAGTGAGAGGAGATGTCTTCATGATCCGATTGTACTTAGTGAACAGATCATTCACTTCACCACGAATCTCTCCTTCCCTTCCTTTACCATAACTCTTACCACCACCTGAACCACTCTTCAGTTCAAAGAACTTATCCCTTGCTGAGTAGTAGTCTACTTCAACACCAGTCTGGAAACCAGTCAGCTTCCACAGTGCCTCAACAGTATTGACTTCACCAACCTCATTACCAAACTTAGAGTTCAGCTTACCAGTCTTCATAGCCATAGTAGCCTGAGTGATGTGACTGATGGTTGGGGCTATCTCTGCCATAGTGTGTAGAGTACGGAGGTAGATGTCCTTATTAGTAAAGACCTCATCATCCATCTTCCAAGCAGTAGTCATAATATCCATTGTATCCAGTACCACACCCATAGTAGCTATAGGAGCAGAGATATATGGACGATACTCAGGACTCATAGTAACCACATCATAGAAGGTGGTCAGAGTCTGCTCAATGTTACCCATTGGAGCCAGTGACTTCTGTGGACGTACATCTACATCCTGACCTGTAGCAACACTCAAAGCCTGTGATACCAAGTAGTCCACCATACCAGTCTTGATCATCTGAGCTTTCTCAGGTGGCATTTCTGGATCAACAGCAGCAATGATATCATCTACCATGTTACTTACGAAAGGCCATACACCCAGACCAAAGACAATGGAGTTACCTAAAGCCAGTTTAGTCTTCTCAGCACCAGTAAAGGCACGAGAACCACCAGCAATCTCAGGCAGCATACTCATCAGCATCTTGTGAGAGTGGCTGAAGAACTGAAGCAGCATAGAGCTACCAGCTCCAATCCAAGTACCCCAATCCTGATAACCCATCTTACCAGCAGGAGAGAAGTTCAGTGAGATATCACGAGCATCAGCTTGAATCTGAGCACCAGCGGTCTTAGTCTTCCAACTCTTACCGGGGTTCTTCTGAATCCAACGATGACGAGCAATCAACCAATGACCAGCAATGTTGATGTTCTCACCAGCCTCAAAGCCCTTACGAGGGACACTGACAGCTTTACCAGCTACGTTCTTAGCCTTACCTTTCACATCAGCGAACTGAGGTGCTAGGGGGCTATGGAGAGCCTCTGAGCCGGGATTCAAGAATACGTGCTTCTGCACAGCATCAAGTAGACCAGACTTCTCAAACTCTTTAGCCAGTTCCTTACCGTGCTTCGTACCGAACTTACCCTTAGACATAATAGCAGCAGCCATGTCTGTCAGCTCAGGGACAAGCTTAGTAGTAGTATACACAGGATGCAGGATAGTCATCTGCAACATCTGTGTTGGCTGTAGGATCAAATGCTTGATAGGGTTCCATGCAATGAACAGGTTAAATGCCAACTTCTTAGCAGCATTCAGTGGCTGTGACTCATGAGCCATAGCAGCCATCTTCTTCAGAAGAGAACCACCAGTTGGGAACACCTCATCCAGAATCTCAGCAATAGATCGCATGTTAGCTTTCCATGCCTGAGTAGCTACTGAAGGCATACCCCTGACCATATTGATATACTGCCAGTGAGCACGAGCCTTAGTCTTATCTGCCATGCTTAGATCAGAGTGCTTCAGCAGATCGGACAGAGCAGTTTCATCTGAAGGGAAACCCTTAGCTCCAGCCTTCTCACCGAAGGTCTTCATCCATGCAGTCATCTGAGTATCGAAGAACGGCTTAACAGCAGTCCTATGAGACATGGCACTAATGGTACGGCCAACAGACTCCAGAGGATTCTCAATCTTAGCATGGGAACCAGTAGCATCAATCAGTCGATCACGACGACGTTTCTGGACAGACATATATCCACCAGTGATACGCTCATAGTCCAGCTCTTCTCTAGCCATACCTTCAGTGATGTTCTTACGATGAAGAACAGTCAGCTCACCAGAATCAAACTTGGAAGCAAACTTAGACAGGAACAACTCAGCTTCAGCTTTAGAGCTAACTACACCAACAGTCTCCACATTGTTTTTATCAGGACGACCATTACGGGTAGCCTTCTTATTACCCTTCAACTGGATAAAGTACTCGTTATCTTTGTAGATACGAGAGATATGTCCATGACGATACTTCAGTGGGGTGTCTGTCAGACGACCAAGACGAGTGTTCTGGTTCGGAGTAACGATGGCATAGTCAAATACATCATCACCCTTCCTCATAGATTTATGCAGACGGACAACAGTGTTACCCTTAGCATACAGGTTCTGAATGGTATCCTTACCTGAGATTTTCTCAAAGGTCTTCTTAGTCATATTGTATACAACTACAGGGCCTTCTTTAATAATCCCTAAAGCCTCACCCTCTTCAAAAGGTTTGACTGGATGGTCTACGATGTTTCCTTTCTTGTCAAAGACAGATACCCAACCTTCACGTTTCATCAGGCTACGAGTATCAGAGTTAGCCATAGCCCACAGTTCATCCTGAATAGCTCGGAACTCATAGTAAGCTCTCTGTGAACCACCGTTAATAGGTAGACCAAACAACTCACTCAGTTCATCAGGAGACCAGAAGCGTTCTTGTTCATCACCAGCTTTCAGAGCATCAATGACAGAGTTAAACTCCTTAGTCTTAGGGATACGCTTCATAGCTTGCTGAACCAGCTTCTGAGCCTTAGCTTCAAAAGCAGCAGCCTTGTCACGACCTACAGTAGCAGGAGCAGTGATCTCTTTGTTAAACATACCGTGAGGGCCGAAGATATACTTGTGAGCCCTACCAGCGAAAGCACGTACATAGTCAGAGCCAAGTGCCTGCTTCCACAAGGGATCATCATCAACCTTCAGGTTCAGGCTATAAGCCCACTCACCTTCACGCTGTTCCTTAATCTTAGGCATCTTGCCATCCAGCTTCTCAAACTTAGAGGAGCCAGCAGGTTTGAACCAGAGATCAATATCTTCTAACTCTGCACCTTTAATCTTAGCCATGATGTCGTTAACCATAGCTGTCTTGTTGATCCAACCCTTACCAGATTCTGGCTGGAACATAGCATTAATCTTAAAGCCATCATCTGTAACTTCAATAGGAGAAGCTGGGATGTTAGCCTTCGTGAACTGTGGATCAGTATTAGGTACAACCTTACCAAGAGTCTTAGAGATCGTAGCCAGCTTAGACTCAGCAGCAGCAGTAACCTCAGCAGCATCTACCAACAGACGGCTAGGCAGTCCAGAAATATCTGACAGCATCTTCATCTGACGGTGTACAAAGTTCACACCTTCAGCAGTCTTAGCTGGCAGAGTATCCATATAGCGAGTAGTGTCTACAGATACGGCTGGTTTAGGGTAAGTAGCTGCACGAGCTTCTTCTACCGTAGCACCCAGAGCAGCGAGTTCTTTATCACCTTCTTTCGTAATACCACGAATGTAGATGTTCTCAGCCAACTCAGGATTAATTACAGTGATGTTCTGAAGAGGTGAGCCAGACTTAACAGGAGTCAGTGACTTAGCTGTACGCTGAATACCTTTAGCACCAAGCTTAGCCACGCCTGCAAAGTCGATCAGACCGATTACGTTATCCATCATTTCGAGGAATAGGTTGGGGTCTGGGTTCTCAATGAATGCATCAGCATAGAAATATGCCAGAGCAGCATTATCACCAGAGAAGCCTGAGCTAGTCTGGAGATACTCTTTAACTCGATAAGCTACCTCAGCCTTACGATCAGGAGACAGAGAACGCATATGGTTCTGAATCTTTTTAGACAGAGTACCATACAGAGCGTAATCTGTCAGGTCGGTCTCCAAACCAATCTCTTTAGCTACACCTACTACAGTCTTGGACTCAGCAAAAGGAAGCAGAATCTCAAGGAAGTCTACACCCCACTGAAGAGGTGTAGCAGTTTCTTCCTGAGCAAAGGTTTCCCATGCTTCCAGTTTAGCATCGTTACGCTGTTCCCAGAGAATATCTTCGACACTGCGAGCACGAAGCTCAGCAATCTCCTCATCACGTTCTTGGGAAGCAAAGTCATAGGCTGCATCAGTAGCTAGATCAGTACCATACTTAACTTCAGCATCGTACTGCATCAGAGCCTGCTGGAGAGCAAGAGGAGACGCACCCGGATCGTTAACAACTGCATCCAGTTTCTCACGACTCCTCTGCTGATGCTTAATATTGGCATTTACTTTAGCACTGGAAATTTCAGCAGACTCACCTTCACGATCTAGTTCCGCTTCCAGAGTAGCAGCATGTGGAGCAACCTCCTTCCTACCACCAAGCATAGCTGTATACGCAGCATCTTCTTTTGCTTGAGGCTTATAGACCGCAGGAACCTTCTCTTCCATAGCGGTCAGATCGCCTTGTAATCCACCATTACCAGTTAGTAAATCCATATCAATTTCCCATCATTTTACCGACTTGATTCCAACCACCACCAGCACTGAACATACCCTTACCGACACCACCTACCGCACCCCAAAGGGCAGAGTTAGCACCAGCCTTAGCGATGTCTACGTTATATCCAGAGATAGCTTGGTTAGAAGCAAAGATTTTCTGCCCAGCGGCTTGACCCATAAGGTTAAAGCCAATCTCACCAGCAGCTCGTGTCTGTAGAGAACCAGTAGCCCCTGCCAGAGCAGAACCACCAGCACCACCAGTAGCCTCAGCCTGAGAGACCATAGTAGCACGTTTGATACGACTTTCACGTACAGTACGAGCCCTATCACGAGCAGCCTTAACATCAGCCATTCGTCTCTGAATCTCCTGTTGCTTTTTATTCTCTTCAGCAATCCGAGTTTGAGCCTTAGCCTGATCTTGAGCAGCCTTGTATTGCATAGCCCCCGCAAATGCGGAGATAATTAGACCTGCTAAAAACATTTAATATTCTCCTTAAGGTTTCTGCATTCCAGTGGCTACAATACTCCAGCCTAGTAGTTTCATATCCTTTCCAGCTTCTGATTCAATGTACAGAGAAAGGCTCCTGCCTCGTCCCCGTAATTTACTCTTACTAACTAGGACATCTGCCCCGTAGTCATATCCATCAAAAGGTTCGGCTGAGTACCAGTGTCTAGGAATCCTATAGGCTTGGAACAACGTTCCCCACTTACCAGAGTTAGCTGAAGTGGCCCAATCCCACTGGGCCCTAACAAAACAACTCGACGCTTGATCAGCCTCCCCTCCAACAATATTACCCTCAGTCCTCTTAAAGTACGCCAAGAGATAATGAGATTGCTTCTTGTTAGATTGAGAGCCCATCAAATCGTAACCAGTAATTAGGTAGCTCTTATAATTGTGACCAATACCATCGTATTTCTCCCAATCCCTAAAGCTGTAGTTGTTGAACTCAGCAAAGGTCATGTACCATGCAAACAACCCAGTACTCTGAATCGGCTGGTAACCAAGAGCCAGATACTTAGTCTGTGTCAAACCAGTTCTGTCATATTTAGAAGATACAATTACGTTATTGGTAGTCTGTGAGACAACATTGTTGGCCCCAGCGACTACATTAGTAGCCACCTCTCTACTCAACACATCTGAAGTCCTAAACACACCAGCAATAAATGTACCAGATGTATTATCAGTGTTGGTTGGAAGTGTATACTTGTACCATGCATTCAGAACCAAATCAAACTTAAGAATCTCATTATAATTATAAGGAGTTACTAGTCGATCTGCCATATCCCTTGCATAATCACCATCAGTCATAATCAGCCATTCAATAGTCTTGGCTGCCGGATCATAGTGACCCTTAACATATGGCTTAGATTCTGCTGGGTAGTTATTAAACAACGTCTGAATAGAGGTCTCACTAATATTCTGAGCACTGTACTCATTAGTTACATCAGATGGAGAAAGACTATAAATACCCCCTTTAGCCCAGTAGAAAATCATATTCTCTACAGGAATAATGGTATGTTGCCCCCAAACACCAACAGAGCTTACTTTGTCTACTCGATAAGAAGTCGCAGTAAAGGTGCCTTCGATACCAGAGACTTTCCACACACCGTTCTCCGCGAAGACAAACAAACTGTTACCCATTGGAACAAGAGCTACACACCTATCCATCTCAGGGATAACGATAGTGCCTCCATCAGTGTCTACCAGATCACTCTGATGCTCTGAGGTAGGGTCAGCCTCTTGATAACAAAGACCAACCTGATCAGGACGTTCAACGATCTGTGAGTAGAAGATGTGGTTAGCCCATTCTCCGCCGTTAATACCACCATACCATACACGAGAGGCATATCCAGCAATAGATTGGAACCTACGATTCTCAACCTTAGTTTCAATTACATCTGCGGTATCGTATGTTTTAATCTTACCGTTGGTGAACGACAACTGCTTACTCTGCTTTGCATTCCACCCAAAGATTCTATTGGAATCATCATCTATATCAGTCTGCCACGTAATAGTAACAGTGCTCGGGGTAGATGATTGAACAGTCCAAGTTTTATTATTCAGAGTATCGTCTGAAGTGCCATCTACCCGTCTAGTCCGAGAAACAAGAGAACCAGGGGTATCGCTATCATACGCTTCATCCCAAGTAAGGGTGATCTGAACACCAGATAATTTGAAAGTATCTCCAGCCGAGAGCCCATGATTCGTTGCAGTGGTGATTACCATCTGACCAGAAGATGCAACATATGAGATACTAGCAATATTGAACTGAGCATTGTACTCGTAATTCTTATACTCACGGTTGAAAATATTATATGTAAACTTCCCCCTTGGAGCAGGAGTGTTACCAAAGAACTGTTTCTTCAACCAAGCAGCTACAAAAGTATCAGTAGAATCTTTACCCAGATGCATGATGTCTGAGTTACTTGGATAAACACTCTCAGCCGTAAAGAAAGAAGTTATGTTTGTTTCGTTCCAACCCTGATTGTACAGATTGTAGAGATGCTCACTAGTGTTGTCACCAGCAGTAGGCCGATGATCGGTTTCCAATCCATCCTGTAAGCCGATAAAGTCTCTGATACGAATCTCAATCTTCTCGGTAGTCATGGTTTCACTTTCAGGTTCATATGAAACAATGATTGGCTCGATAGCTTCTGAGGTGATAAGCAGACTACCCTTTACCTGACCTACAGAGATTGGAGCACGAGCAACCTCACTCTCTCCAGTCTCAGGGGCCTTGAAGTCCTCAAGGTCGATAAGGATTGAAGTCTTGTAACCTTGAGAGATAGAGGCTGTGTACATACCATAAAAGTGTACATACCTACCAGTCTGTACAACAGCGAAATCATGTTCGCCTCGTCCACCCGCCCCAAGCCACTCATAAGACATAAAAGCTAGGCCAGTGATACCATAGTTCTGCCAAAATAGCTGGTAGTCTTCAAGCTGTTCATAGTCTACACCCAAACGACGGATACGTGAACCATCTCGACGCAGTTCAAAATTCTCTTCATCGAGGGACGCATTCTCTGGGTAAGTCAAGGGGCTGGCTTCAGTAATCAGACCTTGTACAAAAGTATTATAGTCTGCTACTCCACCAGTTTTAGCCATCTGTCTCTTCCTCTACAGTCTTTGGTTTCTTAGACACCTTAGCATTAGCTCTACGAGCCCTCTGCTCAGCCCCTACGGAGATATTATGCAGCCAGTTAAGGATTACTGTCTTTGCAGTAGCAGTGTCCGTATAGGTACCCTTTAGCGCCTCTGGGACATTACCACCCTCTGACCATCGGATAGAGTAGTTACCGAATCTGCCATCACCGACAATCTCCAGATTGCCTTTGTATTGACTCTTATTGAAATAATCTTTCGTGTCGATTACCAGTGCTGGTTCTACCATTATCCTCTCCTAGTTCTTACATAGCCTCGACCCTTACGACCATAGTCTGGAGTCTTAGCAATAGCACCCTTGTTCTGTGAGCGTTTATTACGAGCCATCCAAGTACGATGCCTACGAGCACGCTGTTCTTCTTTAGGGTTAGCTGCTTGGTTAATTACATTAAACGATACTGACTTAGACTCAGAAAGCAGATACGGGAAATGCTTACTGGGCAAGTCAGGGGTGAAGTCATCTACAATATTAAATGCAGGTTCAACTACACCATGAGCTACAACTTTAGTAGATTGTAATACAGACTCTACATCACTGTTATAACTGTCAAAGATAATATGTTCATCATCGACGATTGTATAGTACTCGGCATTCTTGTCATTACGAATCAAGAGTGGCCCAACAGTATCATCATATACTTCAGTGATATTTGATTCCAGAGAGTTGCGTTGAGAGATATCACTAACAAACTGTTCAGGGTCTTTGTATACAATATCCTGCAACTTTCGCTTAGGGTTAGCAGAAGCAGGGTCAATCATGTCATACTTGATCCACTTAACGTATTGTACGTTCTCAGGAATCTTTAAGTAATTTGGTTTAGAAGAATCCGACAAGGACTCTAGTTGAATGAACTTGTTTAGGTGGGGCCAATCTCTTGTAGCAATAAGATCATAGTAGGTAGTTCTAATAACCTGAGCTACCTGTCGTGCTTCAAGAGTATCGTCAATACTATTGACCTCATCTGAATCCATATCATTCAGAATGTCTTGTACCATCTCCAGAAGGGTCATCTTAGCCATATTAATTCACCCGCTGCATAGTCATATTGATCGCACGGAACTCCAGTTCACTCACATTACCAGTGTCAGTTGCAACCATCAAATAAACTTTACTGTTAGAAATAAAAGATGGGAAGCAAGCAAGAGAGACAGCTTCCATCTGGTCAGCAGCTCGTGTAGTTACGTATGACTGAATAACAGCCGACTGATCTTGAATGGTTCCAATACTATTAGGATCAACACCTATTGTAAATTTGTAATGTCTAGCCTGTGAAGTGGTTCCTCGGACAGACAAAGAGATATTCATCTGGTATACACCACCATCGGCAAAATACAGATATCCTCCGGGTACATCTCCTTGCACATCCCCATGAATATCTTGCACAACACCAGACCAATCAATACCAAGGGTTGCAGTATTAATTGGTTGATAAGTCGTAGACATCCCTGAAGATACTTGACTTGCGGTCTTACGAAGACAGCCATACCCCTGTCCCACAGTAGGAGTCCATACTCCAGTACCTGCACCATTGGCTCGATATACTTCACCGTTGCCAGCGGTGGCGATGCCCTTTGGCTCATGCAGCTCAGGATCAGTTAGATTTTTATGTTCAACATCAGCCATAGGGCCTCCTTAAGTTAAAAAGAGGGAGAGAGCCGAAGCCCCCTCCCACACAGTTTAGTAAGAGATGTAGTCGTACTGAACGACAATCTTACCTTTACCTACGATGGTAGCAGCAGCAGTACCAGCAAAGCTGACATACAGAGAGAGGTCAGCAGATGCGATAGCACCTACGGCAGCACCCTCAGTACCGTCAAAAGTACCAGCAGCGTCGATAGGAGCAGCAACAATCTCTGCACCTCCGGCTGAAGTACCAAGCTCGATGGTAGGAGCAGTACCGTCACCAGCAGCTTCCTCTACATATACCAGAACCTTGGTAGGTTTGGCACCAGCAGGGATTTTACCGATGAGGGGATTGTTACCAAGAACATCAAGTGAGTTCTGGTCGTAAGCAATGGTAATCTCTTTCTCTTTACCATTTTTCTTCATTTCGTGAACAGCAGAGTATTCACGAGTACGTGGGCCGTACCAAGTACGAGTTCCACGAACTCCACCAGTTTCATAAGCCATTACAGGTCTCCTTAGTAGTTAGATGCAGAAGTGATCAGAACACCCAGAGTGTCAACACGCTGAGGGCCGAAACCGTAACGACAAGTTACGTCATACTCGTCACGCTTCTTCTTGACGTTGCGCTCACCTTCAGCCTTAGGCATCTGACGCCAAGCACCCATTACAGGCTTGGTGTTATCGTCGAGGATACACATGAAGATGTTAGCGACACCACCAGTTACAGTAGTAGCACCAATGGTTTCAGAAGCAATCTGAGGCAGACGGTTTGAAGTCCAGATATCCCAGCCGAAGATGTTCATTACGAACTGGTGTTCATTGGCAAAACCGTTTTCCTGAATGGCCTGATAAGTTGGGTTGTTACGGTTAGCGGTTGATACCTGAGTAACAAGACCGTTAAGGGTAGCTTCAACAACAGGGTCTACCAGCGCAATACGACCACCGCCGGGAACTTTAGCTTTGTCGAAAGACAGCTTCATCTGGCGGAAATGATCCAGAGAGGCTACAGCGTTGGTTTCAGCAGAAGCGATACGATGTGGAAAACCGTTGATGTTGTTTGCGTCAGCAGCAGTCTGAGAAGAGTTACACACTTCGAGGAAACGAGTTTCAAAGTATTCCTGAATTGCGCGAGTAGCTTCCTGACCACGAGCAGCGTGCAGTGCTTCGATCTGGGCACCATCCTGACGCAGAACGTCAGTGATGTACCAACCGTCACCGATATAATCAGTGATCTGGAGGGTTACGTTACCAGTATCAATTGGGTTGTAAACGATGTCTTCGTTCTCGGTTACTTCCTGAACGGTAGCAGAACCGATAGACTTGATGTTCAGGGTTTCACCAGAACCGAAGTCAGAGACATCACGGAAGAAGCCAGAAGGAAGCAGACCGTCCTTCAGGTTTCGCAGGATAAAGTTAGAATACTGTTCCGCTTCGATAAAAGCAGTAGTATTCTGAGTAGTATGAGACATTTATAATACTCCTAGTAAATTAAGATTTAGGAGCAGAGTTTCGCCACTCGTCAATTACGTCTTTAGTGGATGCTCCATACATTACGTTCTTCTTAGGTGCTGGTTCCCCAACATCTTTCAGAGCAGATGTATTCACATCACTTTCAGACGTACCTTGAGGGTTTCCCTCTGCCTTGGGTACGCCGATAAGGGCAAGTGCGGCTTCAGGGCTATCTTTAGCGAGAGCTGTCAGAACCTGTGCAGACATATTCAGTCGTGCAGAGGCTTCCTCAAACTTCTCCTTAGCCTTGTCACCGTATACTTCAACAAGCTTACTTTCGACAGTGCCCAGATTCGCCTTTGCACGGTTAATCTGTTCATCTTGTCTCAAACTAGCTTTTACTTCTTCTACAAGCTTGGCTGGGTCAATACTCTCAGTCTTGGTTTCGACTGGAAACTGATCCTTGCCTTCAAGCTTGGCGATAGCGTCTTCCAATTTAGCACGTTTCTCAAGTTCAGCACGAGTCTCAGCAAGCTCTTTCTCCAGAGTTGAAATATGCTGTTGCGCGTGCGGGATTGAACCCAGAGCAGTAGTTACATCGGAATACTTCTTTCCTTCTCCGATAAGTCCAGCTACTTCGTCGGGTAGCTCGATTGATGGAGTGGATGGTGCAGCACCCGCTTCTGGTGCTTGTGTTGCAGATTGGTCATCCGCGAATAGTGTGTCAGACATTTGGTCTAGTCCTCAAAATATGATAACATTTTCTTTAATGAGGAACGCTGAGCGTGTAGAGCCACCTTCTCAGCATTCCAGTTCAAGTCGTACTCGTTTTCCCAGAACTCCTTCTCGATACTTGAGATTTCCTCTCTCAAGAGATATCGGATCACCTCCCATGCAGATTCGTGTGCAACAAGAAAAGCATCTTTATCCTGTACCTCCTTTAGTGCTCCTTTCAGTTTAGAATTAAGTTTCATGATCTCTTCTTCCTTCGGGCTGTCTTCGTCCGAGGTAGTGATCTATTCTTACTCCTTGATTGAACACTGAGGTTCTTACGAGAGTTGTTGCGAGTATTATTGTCCTTATGGGCTACGTCTTTTCCATCACCCTTACGGACTTTGCCAGCTTTCTCCATTTTGCGCCTTGCTGCGTTGTTACGCGCACGTTGCTTCTTGGCTTTCTCTGACTTACCTTGCTTTTTATACTCACGGTCATAGTCTCGTTTATAGTTCTTCGAGCTGGGCATCATCTGGCTCCTCTGTATCTGTCATACCTTCAGCCATAACTTGATCTTCAGCAGTGTTGGCAAGTGCCTGAGTTTCTTTCTGCTCAGAGATAGCCACATTCGGACGGAAGAGTTCAAATCTACCAAGACCAAATGTATCTTCAATAAGCTTCGACATCTGTTTAGATGAGGTGTGTGGCGCAATCATCTGTCCAATCTGCGTATTGAAAACCCCGGTCAGGTTCTGAATAAGCTGTGAACGAGCTGCAAAGTGCCTTGCACCTACAGGACGAATCTTACCGTCTGCTGTAATATCTTCACGAGTAACTTCAATGAACTGAGTGACTCCGAAATCGTCATCAATAGTCCTAGCTACGTCTGTGGTTACGAGGTTCCTACGAGCAAGCTCAAGCATTAGGTTGAGCAGTGGTTCAAGGAACTCTGTTTCAAACTGGGTGATCTTATACTGGAAGATACGACTCGCGGCATTCTCAAGCTGACCAACCTCAAAGGCAGTCTTCTCACCGGGAGTGCGGAAACCAAGCGCCTGTTTAGGAGCACCTGCCATCTCTTCCATCTTGGCTTCGTACATAGCGATCTGGTTCTCAGCAGTGATTACACCGTTGAGGTTCTTACCCATCTCTTCTACATCGCCATCATCACCGACATCAATCTCTTCGTTAGGCCCCCACTCGAACTCTTCGACATTACCTCGAATCTTGATAGGTGGGAATACCGCTAGGTCAAGGGCATCTGCCTTAAGATTCTCAAGGTGGTCAATTCGATACTGAAGACCAACAAGGTTGTCCAGTGGGCCCATAGCGATTAGGTTATCAGGACGAGTCCTCCAACCTACATGGACATAACTGGTATTAGGAATCCAGCTCTTACGAGCTTCGTTTCGTGCAACATGGAGTCGATCAACAATAGTGATGCTTCGATCTACCTGAAGTTCTCCAGTAACGGGGTCATGTACGTCACCTTCAAACTCTAGTATCTCAATGTACGGACTATTGTAATAATCACCGAGACTATTAAAGCCATCTACTTGGAAACCAAGAGCCTTGTCGATATCGCTGTACTCATAGCGGCTGAGGAGTCCCCTCGTGCTCTCTACGCGCTCAATGATATCTGTGTAATACCCTAGCTCGGGTTTCTCTGTAATGTCCTTCTTGAGCTGTCCCAGCGTCTTTACGACCCTACGAATCTTAGGAGTCTTTGCAAAAGATGAGGCAGTCTGGTCGAATACCAAATCCAATGGTGAGACTCGAATAGCTTTAGGGCCAATGTAGCCGGGGATTCGATCACCAGTTACAGGATCAATCTTAGCTTCATTAACAAATTCGGCAGTAGCGAAGGCATTACCATAATCAATATAGTCAGAAAGACATTTACGAACTGTACGTCTAAACTCACTATCCCTAAGCTTAGTGCCCATGTAGGCTTCAATTGCCCTGATCTTCTCCTTGAGTGTTGCATCGACTGTATAACCTTCCCATTTCAACCAATCATCGTTTGGAAACAATGCCAGCTCATAATTAGCCAACAAATTATCTCTGATCTGAGTCAACTTAGGAAGAACGGTCTTGTTCCTCCAAGGTAGACCTCCAGCAGATGTCATAGAAGTATCAGTGGCGAACAGGTACTGCCTGATCTCCAGCTTCTCTGATTTCCAATCTTGACGATTGACTTCCCATGAGTTATACTGATGTGCAATATTTTGTGCTACATTATCTCGATTAGCGAGTTGCTGTAGCTCCAATACTTTATCGTTACTTGACATAGTGTCTCCTAGTGAGCCGCACCAAGTCCACCGAAGCGACCATGTGCCTGTAATTGTGATCTACTTGATCTATCCCGTCGTGCCCGTCTTGTTGGTGCCACAGCGACATCAATAGCCGATGCCAAAACGTCCTTCACATCATCATGAGCTGGGTTAGCCTGAACCACTTCTTCTTCAAGAGTGTGGCAGTGTCCACCTTTATAGTGGAAAATTGAACCATTCTCATAACGAGGCAAGAGGATAGAGTCAACACGTTCTTGTTTCGTACCTTCGTGCCTTGTAGGTTTATAAGTATCAATAGATAAAGCCAGACCATTAGGACGAATATACTGAAGCTTGAGTTCCTCAACGATAGCTGCCTGTGCAGCAGTGGCCTCAGCACGAATCTTTCTGAAATACCACTTGTTGTGAAGTTTCAAGATCGAGTCATAGTAATCCCTAATCTTGTCTGTCTTAAACCGATCAATCTCAAGAACATATACGTTATTCTCAGAGTCAACTCCAATAACAATAACAGCAGTGTAATCCGCCCGTTTGCTTGTAGAGTAAGCAAAGTCAACAGCAGCTACCACATTCAGTCGATTATCTTTATAATACCAAGCACCATCCTCATAAAGTACGTGCTTACGCTCGTAATATTGGAAAGTACTGCGATCAACTCGATCCAAAGAGGAATCATTGGGATCATTATAGTATTGAGCATAGAACTGAGTGCGGTCAACGTATTTAGCTCTCTTTCGAGCCAGCTCTTTTTGATCAAATCCAAAAAACTTACCATCTTTCCTGCGCTCCCGAGGCCAAAGGAATACACCTTCTTCCTCTACAACACGCTCAAAGACTTCGTACACCCGTTCTGTACCAATCATCTCACCATTATCGTCGAAAATATCTTCTTCCATTTCCAACAGGGTGTCATACAGGTCTTTGGGGTGGTATCTTGTACCTACAACAGTCTCAGTTGCTCCAGTTGTTTCGATAGAAGCGAGCTGAGAGTACATAGCAGCGACTTTTCTACGACCTTCTTCGGTATATGCGTTACCGGGAACTACAACATCATCCAGATATACGTCAGTAGCGTGGAATCCAGTGATGTTTGTCGTAAGTCCTGCTGCTTTAATGGATGGATCACGAACACCCTCTGCTTTTCGTAGAGGATGATCTACGGCAATCTCCGTTTGTGACCAAGTTTCACGTTTACCTTCTTCGCTATTGATCAACTCAGGCCAGTAACGTCGGTAGACTTCGTTATCCAGCATATTCTTAATTGCGTAAAGCTGTTTCTCTGCCAGATCAGATGTGGCTGATACATAGAGCAGAGTTTTAGTCGGGTCTTTGGTCAACACCCAAGCTGCCTTAACAGCAGCACAGTGACTCTTCTGATGATCACGAGGCAGCAGGGTAAGTTGGTTATCCATCCTACCCGGACGCTGCCACCAATCGAACAGTTCGTCATGAACTGCACCATATACACGATTTGGATTGACTAATCGAGCAAAGACCTTCAGATCAGCTTCAGCAGCTTTACGAATCTTCTCGATTACATGATCTGACATCAGTTCACCTTAATTCCGGCTCGTTCAAGGTCACCCTTAATATCACCGGACAGTTTCAACTCTGCCTTGGCTGCCTTCTGGATATCTTCCTTCTTCGGGCGTCCTTTCTCTGCCTTAGGTTTGTATTCCTTATTAGCCAGATACTTAGCAGCGTTATAAGCTGTAGAGCCTTCTCCCTCAGCCAGTGCTCGGAGGTGCTGAATCTCTTCAGCGTGGAGCTTAGCGTCGAGCTCTTCTTTCCACTCTTTAATCAGAGGGCCAGTAGTCTTACCTTCCTCAAGCATCTGGAAGTGTTTCCAGCTACCCAGTACCTCCATTGCGAAGGTGTAACCAGTTGGATCATTGAACTCAATGAAGAGTTTACGAGCAGAGACAAACTGAAGTCCGTTCTGGTTAGTGTAGTCACGTTCACGAGTTGTGAAAGGAGGGTTGATATTTGATCTGTGCCGAGTCGTATGACTCAGTTCATAGAACAAAGCTGCGGTAGAATACCCAGCGTTGGGGTTATCATCCCTCAGGCTTGTAATGAAATCTCGAATCTTATGAATTTCGGTCAAATCCATATCAGTCTCCTAGTTAATAAGGCGACCCCTCTGGTGCGCTTGTGTCCTACCCTCGCCAGTCCGTAGAGGGTTCGGGGGAGTCACTAGTAGCGTGAGGAGTCTATTTCTTAAAGAAATTAGTTACCCTAATTCCGAATGATGCTAAGATTGCAGCCATCAGTGTATACTGATACCACTCTGGCATTGTAGCTAATACTTCAAATCCTGCTCGAACATGAGGAACCATGTCAGGGATAAAGACCAAGATAGCGGGGATAGACAGGATGACAGTCCAATACTCGTCTTTCCACGATCCTCCGCTATTCTTGGCCTGAACCATTTCCCAGTCAGCAGTGTTCTGAGCAGCTTGTTTGATGACTTGAATCTCACCCTCAACCTTAGCTTTCTTGATTGCAGCTTTATCTTTAAAGTGGCCTACAATCCCATCGACTCCCATTTTAGCGAGTTCGATGACACCACTGATTACTGGGATGCTCATTTATGCTCCTGTTACCGCAGCTTTGAATCCAGACGGTATGGTAAACTGTGGGGTATCTGGAAGTACATTTGAAAGGTTACTGTATACACCAAGTCCAGCAAAATAAAGGCCACTTGCAGGGATGTTCACAGTGAATGTTGGATTAAGGCCAGTAGCAGGATCGCCACCGTTGTACCATTCACCATTGAAGCCAAACCAGATATGCCCATTAGTCGGGTGGTAAGCAACTTTAAGTATGTTTCCGGGCGTTCCACTCCATGTTGTATAAGGCACACTGATCTGTGTTTCGTATGGTGAATACAAAAGCCAAGAAGATGTGCTTGCCATCATTCGGAAATATGGCGTGGCTAAATTTATGTTGTTGCCAACATACTTCCCGGTTATAAGGGCAAGGCCATTCCTGCCAGTCACCACCGTCCCTACAGAAGCATTGATTGTCATTTCAATGTAAACAGGTTCTGTCAATTCTACATCTGTAACGCCCACTCTGGTTGAACTTATTGTTGTCTTAGCAGCTAGGGTCGATCCTCCATCTTGGACAACCCAATAAGGATCAGAATCGTTAGAGGCGTCCCAGAGAAGTTGAAGTATCTGGGGGCCGAACTGACCACCATCATCTAGCCACTTCTTATACATATCATTGTTCGTGCCAGAGTAGCCAGCACCAAGCAGAAGCTCTTTCCAAGCGTCAGCAGTGGTGTTAGCAGTAGCACCTTGTTCTTTTAGCCACCTAAGTTCAGCGTCTTGTAGTGTTTCATTAGCTAGTTTGCTATAGCGGGCAGCTTCATCCATATTACTCATCTTTCACCCAACCTTTAGTTGCTCCTAGATCGTGACAAACCCATCTGGTACATTGTAAACCAATTTATCTGGAATAGTAACTTGACCATTAATATACTCAAATCCGGCACCAGCACGAAGAGTCTCTGTTGGATTATAGTTCACATGACTGAGGGTTGGGTTTGTTCCGGCACCGGGATCACCATTGTTATACCAAACCCCGTTATGACCAGCCCAGCCTTTATAAGTGGATTGATCAATAGCCAGCATTATAATATCGCCCGGATCGGCGCTCCACTCAGTAAATGGAATCGTGACGAAGAAGCCGGTGCCGCCATTAGTAAAATGGATGCCCCATCGAGACCTGCCATAATCAGCCCTAGCTACCATATAGCCATCTGGATTTACTCCACCATAGGCGAATACACCAAATTCTAGTGGTGTAGAGGAGGCAAATCCCATCTCTACCGCTGCGCCTGTAGCTGTAGTAGCAGGAGGTAAATAGTCAAGTTGAAACTCAACATAAGTTTTAACACTCTTATCGGCAACAGAGGTAGACCAAGCTCCCCTCCTGCTTGTGGTACCAAACCCTATACGGGCAGTTCTCAGGCCATTAGAGGTGATGACACCGCCACCAACTAGTTCATCAAAAGTGAAATTCTGAGCAACACTAAAAGAACCACCATCGGCTAACCATTTAGCGTACATATCGTCATTAATACCAGAATAACCTGCACCTAGTAGTAGCTCTCTCCACATATCTGCAAGAGGCTTACCAGCGGTAGCGCCTTGCTCTACAAGCCACCGTTTCTCAGCATCTTGTAGAGTTTCATTAGCCAGCTTGCCATAGCGGGTGGCTTCATCCATATTACTCATCTTTCATCCCACCTTGCTTTCTCATCTCTTACATCGACATGCGTCCGGTCTTTGTACATGCCCGCACCACCTCTATTCGGGAAGCGAGAGTCAAAGTACTCATATACGAGGGACGGGTCAACTCCCCGCACAACAATGTCAGCCGCTTTTCCCAACGTGTGCTGTGAGCCTTCCGAGCCTCCCTCAGCGATGTTGTGTTCGCGGCATCGACAGCCAGATGTAATGATGACTGGTGTATCGAAGTGGTATCGGATACTTTCGAGTACGTCGAGTAGTTCGGCATCCACAACATCAAAGCCGCAACCGCACTTACAAGCAAACTCTTCACGTTTGAATACCTCGCTCTCGATCATTTTGGAATCCACCCTTTCATATATGCAATTACAGCACCAATAGCAAGACCGACGGCAACAATCCAACGGATCGCTTTACCTACCCATCCCATCACTGTCAATGCTCCCTTACCAGCTTGGAAGATATGAAGTAATTCATCTATCGAACTCTTCATAGCCTTATGCTCAGAATGAAGAGATTCAACACTATGAGTCAGCTTCTGCACACATTCATGCAGTTCACTGATCTGCTCACGATTGCTGTCAATCTTAGCATCTACATCATCTTTACAAGCTCGCAATTTATCATCAATAATTTTCTCCATCTCTGACTACCTATAGTGAAGAATAGGGGATAAAGTAGACTGCCCCCGCATCTTTAGTTAAAGAGTAAGCACCCTTAGCGGATACAAGAACAGCATCGAGGTTCTTACTCACTCTAGCACTATAGCCAAAATTACCCCAACTGTATCCCACTGTATCATTATAATCAGGATGGAAAATTGTCTTATCCAGAGTAGCGGTGTCACCAATCAGGGTAAATGTCCAAGCTCTACCAGCGTAGTTGGTATCTCCTGTTGCTTGGAAGAAGGTAGCATCTATAATGATCTTTGAATCATTATCAAAGAAGTCCATACCATACTGCCCAAATCGAGCACCATTATTACCAGTAGGCATATTGATCCAACCGCCGAGAACCCATGTAGAACCATTGTGCTTAAGCATCTGAACACCCTGAGGGTCATACCCATGCTTAGAGATAATAACTCGATCACCAGCTCCATTCATAGCTACATTGGCACCAACATTATCCCCATCAACCGAGAAAGCATCTAAATAGCCATACTCATACGCCCAAGAGGTTCCAGTTCGTTTGAATATATATGCCTTACCATTATCAGTGTAGCCGTCATTGACATTCATATCGCCCATAATGAAACGTGAACCGTCATCAGAACATGCGATATTATTGCCAAAACCACTCTGATCGCTGGCTTGTGACTTAGCTGGCTCAGGATGATTCAAAGTAGCCTCGAAGCCATAAGATGAACCATTCCAGAGATACACATGACACTGGCCGAATGCACCAACCCCACCATAGTTCTCTGTGATGAAGATACGAGACATATCTGGAGTGCCGTTCATCTTCCAACCAAAATAAGTATTAGTGGTTGGAGAGTTGGGGTTCTCAATAGTCTGAGCTAGTGTCCAAGTAGTCCCTGAGCGAGTGTAGACATAAACAGCACCTTCACCAGAGTTACCAGAGGTAGGGCCACTACCCCACGGTGCAGCTATAACTAGTCTGTCACCAGAGTCATTCATAACTATGGCCTGACCAAACCTACCTTGGATCGCTGTCTGTGGACTTGTAATAGTCTGTTCAATAGTCCATGTTGAACCATCAGAGGTAGTGTTGACAGTTACTTCACCTACAAAAGTAGTACCACCATTAGCAGCCCAATGATTAGCAATAGCTACACGAGCAGCATCTTGCTGAATCGCAGTTGCATACTGATGGAAATACCCGAAATAGCATGGGAAGTTGTCTAATGGATGCACGAAGGTGTTGCTGGAGAATGTTAAGCCACTCTCCGCACCTCCAACAAATCCGGGTTCCATTAAGAAGATCATGAGTAATCGTTCCTTCCATTGGCTTCAAAGGTAGAGCCAGTGTTGAAGATCGAGATGACTGCATGATCTGTTGAAGCCAAAGTATCTACAGCAGTACCACCAGCCCAACGGATAGTGTGAGCACCCTGTGTACCCCAAGTAATAGTACCACCAGTACCATACAGAACAATGTTTAGTGTAGTCACATCTGCAATATCTGGCAGGTTAATAACAGTGTTACCGTTAACCTGAATGATGTAGGTATTGCGATCTGCTGGCAAGTCATGGGTAGCAGCATGAGCACGTTGGTTCGGAGTAGTATTTACTCGACCAGTGAATGTACCACCAGCCTTAGGCATAGCCAGAGCATCAGCAGCATCTACGTAGTCCTTGCGGGTAAGATCAGCAGCAATGGCTGGAGCAGCAGCACCAGTCTCCACATTACCATCTGTTTTAAATTTGGCAACATTACGTACAAATGCACCAGCATCATCTAGCTGCTGTATAAACAGCACACCGTTGTCAAGGATCATCCTGTAGTTCTGATCTATCGTGTCAGTTTCATAGAAACGCAGATTAGGGGATGCTGTCTCTAATGTAACAATACCAGTTACTGTACCACCAGTCTTAGGGAATCTTAGATTATCCTGGCCGTCCACATAGTCCTTTCTAGTTACGTGGTTATCGGCTGTTGGAGCACCTTCACAACTAATAATCTGATTCTCATTATCTAATTTCCACCTTTCTACACCGGCCCAATAACCAATCACAGAGGCAATATTATTACCAGAATCTACACGATCAAGCTTTATGTAAGCACCACCTCCAATGCCTGAATCATTCAACGCTTGAATCCAAAGATCACCTGAAGAATCAACAGCAAATCTATATTGACGTGTATCAACAGGGGCACTAGTGCTATTTAAAAATAATGTGGGTTGAGCTTTAGATATAGTAAGATCACCAGTAACCGTACCACCAGTATTGGGGAAGGCATTGGTCACGTTAGATGGGATACCAGTGATGGAGGCCCAAGCAGTAGTGTTTGGTACACGATCCCAACCAGTATTAGCTGCATCACGAATCAACCAATCACCAACTTCGTAGTTGATAGTGGAGACAGTACCAGCGACAGAAACAATCCAGAGGTCACCAGCAACGTATGGGCCAGCGGGGTAGGTGCCAGTGGAGGCATCCCACAGACCTTTGTAGGTCAGACCAGCAGCCGCAGCAGCAGCCTTGAGAGACCAGTGGTAGGCAGAGTAACCGGGAGTGTTAACTCCATCATCTACTAGAACATCTTCAGCTTCTGTAGCCCAGAGGTTAGCGAAACCTTGAGAAGCAGCAGCAGCAGCCTCCGAAGCAGCAGCATTGGTTTCTGAAGAAGCAGCAGCAACAGCACTGGCATTAGCAGCAGTAGCGTTAGCTTCAGCATTAGCCAGATAAGTAGAGACTGGGGTAGAGGTTACTGTATCCAGATTCTGTTCTACAGTCTGTGTATTGGTCTGAACTGTGTCCAGTCGAGCATCTACAGCCAGACGGTCAGCATTAGCTGAGGCAGCGTCAGAGGAAGCTGAAGAGGCAGAAGAAGAGGCAGAGGCAGCACTAGCAGCAGCAGCAGTCTCAGAGGCTTCAGCAGCGACAGCAGCAGCTTCAGCACGATCAGCTTCGACAGTGATATCTACACCATTGATTGTACCAGACTGAGCTTGGATGTTACCGACGTTCAATAGGTCATTGTTCGACATATTGAGATCAGTAAGGATATCATTAGGGCCTGTCCCATCACGAGACACTGTATTCTCAATAGCAGTTTCGATTAGACGATAATTAGCATTAGCAGCCGAAGCTGACTGGAACTGAGTGAGAACATCTTGTAGAGTCAGTTTAGCCATCCGGCTACCTCCGAGAATATTGGTTCGAACAAAAAGACAGACCTAAATAAGTAGGTCAGAACGATACGAGACGACCTAGTTGTATTATATAATATAATATTATATATTAGCAGGTCAGTTAATAATAATTAATATTAATATTATATACTCTATATACAATATGGGAATATATATGAATATCATATAGGGAGAATATATAATATTTAATATCAATTAATAATATAATAATAATAATAATAATTTAATATATCTTATATAATATATTATACGCCAAATGGAAGAAAATCCCTACCCTTGCCCAGATCAGTATTTTCTATGAGAAATTATCAGGGTCTATTAAACCATATAATTAGACCCCCCGACCCCCCTGCCCCGCCCATGTGAAGCTGAATGATAATCATTCTCATTTGGACACACGGGTTGACAATTGCGGTCTAATATGTTATCGCGTATGTCGATGTGATATAAGGAGTCATACTTTCCCCTTATAAATCAGACACTTACAGACATACTACTATCACCATTCTGTAAATCCCTATGTAAATCATACACTTAGCGCAGGGGTTGACATCCTCACTAACACCTGTACAATGGGAACCCAGATCGACGCAAGGCCCACGCTTCACCGGCCTTGGGTTGACAAGGGCAGATCAGGCTGTTAAGATGGTCGCCAAGCTGGATGGAACGGCAAGTATGTTCCCTAATATTGGGGCTGATTGCGTCTAGTGTCAGGTTGTAGGGCTTATGTCCAGAGACTTGACAGGCACTGACCGATTTGTTAGACTGGTCGCCAATGTTTGACGGTTCACCTTCGGATAGGTGGGGTTGACAGGCTACTGTCAGGAGTATAAACTGTAGTCGTGGTCACAGGAGGTGGCTCGATCTTTGGACGGGGAAGGTGCGTGCACTGGAACCGAAAGGGGAAGCAAATCGCTGGGGTGAAAGGTACTAGCTTATGCTGGGTACTAAGTAACAGTTGGCAAAGGTGCGCTGGTATTAAGTTCGAGGCGTGGAAGTGTACTTGACAGGTACGCTCAGGAGAGATACTACCTTAGATTCTCTCGTAGTCTGGCACATGCTAGAGTGTATGTCCTACATGCTTTTACAGGTGGTGGTGCGGTGACGCATATCTTAAAGGATTGCAAAGGCTCAAATGTGTAGGGATTCTTGCCAAAGTATTGAGGCAATGTAACCTGAATGAAGGTGACTCACCATTATGTTTCATCATCGCTAGTACAGGGTGTTGATCTAGTCCAAGGGTAGCCGCAAGCTCCACGAGTCGTAGTAATTCAGGCGATGCACTAAGCCAAGAGAAACAGCAAGTTACCATAATATCCCGCAGCGGGTACGGTCTCGCAATATAAGACCATCATTTAACATGGGTTCTGGAAACAGAGTCCATGCCTAATGATTCATTCAATATAAGGAAACTGTTATGACTAACAAGGTCGTGTTTGAACTTACCTCCGATGCTAAGGCTATCAATCGTATGGCTGGTAGTCTGGCTACTCGTGGTAAGAAATGGGATGCTGATGCACACATCGCCTTGGTCTCTGGTCTGATGCATTACGGTGAACATCACGACTGGACTCCACTGGTGGCTGTACTTGATGCCTTCCCTCGTTCAGCCCGTCGCAAGGCTGCTATTGCTTGGATTGAAGCGTTCGCTTCTCTGGTATGGCGTGAGAAAGAGAAGAAGTTCTCTCAGCCTAAGCAGGTAGAGAAACGCTTTGCCAAGGTTGATGAAGCTAATGCTATCCATTTCGGTGACTTCACTGAGGAAAAGAAACCGCAAGAGGTGACTCTTGAGGCTATCATCAAGATGGTCAAGGCCAAGGTCAAGAAAGGTATGACTGATGAAACCATCAGTGAAGATGATCTTGGTCACCTGATGGGTGACATCCGAGGTGCAGTTGCCGAGGCTGTACTTGAAGCGTAAGCTAATCTAATCTAAGGGCTTTAACAGGGTGGACTAGTACGATGGTATTAGTCTGCCCGATTAAATCTCTTACAAGCCCATACAGGGCCTCTCATAAGGAGTAATACCATGTTCTTTGCAATGCGTGAGTTCACTGATGAGTTTGATCGTCCATTTCACCGTCGTCTTGGTCGCCCGATGAAAGATATGACTAAGGCTAATGATATTCTACTCAAGGGAGGCCATGATGGGTTTGTCTGTGAGGGTAGCCTTGATAACATCACTGCTGTTATACGTGACGGTGAAGTTAAGTCCATTAATAGTATCCTTGGTTTGAAGGAGGCAGTCTAATGCGTACAGCTACAAGTGTAATGCGTAATCATGGGGCATCACGTTCTATTCAAGGTGCTGGTTCTCGTAACAACTGGTATCGTGGTGATCGTTATAAGCATGGCAAGTGTAAGTCTCTCACTCCTGCTCAGATCAAGGCCCTTGGATATGAGGTGACTGAATCATGAGTAGGTCAGTAGGTGAGACTGTGTATATTGTGCATCGTGGATATGATATCTATGGTGTATATAGCAACAGCCAAGCTGCACTCAAACAGAAGGGCAGGATAGTGAGGTCTCTTGCTATGGATGGGACACTGGATACCCGTGTTTCTATTACAATCAAGGTGGTAAAGGATAAGCCTCGTGGATGATGATGACTATCTTGGGGATGGGAACTATGCCAGAAAAGAGTCGAAGTGTTGCAAAGTATGATTGGGTACTCGTTCAGCCAAATGAATGTTGGAATGAAGCGTGGCCTGCAAAGACCCTCAAGGAGTTAACCGAGGTCGTTAGAAAGACTGTCCTTGCACAGGGTGTCAATGGGGAGGAGCTTCTTATAATCAACAAGACACTCATGACTGTACACAAAATCAAGATGTCTATTAAGGTGGAGTAATGTATGAGGGTGAGAATATGAAGGAGATTGAATCATGATCTTTGAACTAATTATTTACTTAGTCATTGGGTCTGTCGTTTCAGGTATCTACGTTGGTATGGCTCACATCATTGGTGAAGAACGCGAGGCAGTGATCGCTGTCTCTGCCATTGTACTGTGGCCTTTCATGCTACTGGCTGGGTTTGTCTCCCTGTCCCTGATTAAACTGAATGAGGTGCTGAAATGAGTGACAATCTTAACCGTGTACTTGGTCTTATTGATGACAGTGCTGATGGTAAGCCTGACGATAAGGTAGTAATGGATGCTGGTGACCTGTGGTTACTGGCTCGGGCTGTGCGTAAGTACAAGTTTGTATCTGATCGTTCGATAAGGTATCTGAATAAGGTACAGGCAGATACTCTATCCACTCTAACTGTATTAGAGAATGAGGTGAATAAGGTATGAATATCTTTGTTGAAGCTGCTATACCAATAGTCATATCCTGTGCAGGTCTAGCTTTTATCTATGGGTGGGCATGGTCTGTCATTACAGCAGGAGAGAGGTTTGGCTTTATAGGGGGTGCGATAGCTTTCATAGTGTGGGTGTATCTCCTCTCCCTATTCTTTACATGGTGGAAGGGGCACGTATGAGTACCCGTGCCTTCCATATGTTCGTAGTATTCTACACTACTGCTGTACTCCTGTGTGCTATATTTGCAGCATGGGTAGGAATGGTGATAGTAGTAAACGCCACGCAACAACTACCTTAAGCAGAGGATTTAATGTGAATAAATTAATGGATATTCTGCTACTCTTTCTGGTAGCTAATGCAGTGGGTTGGGTGAATATCTCACTCTATCTTCGATTCTTTGGATAAGGAGTAGAAAATGCGTGGAACAGTAGCAAAGAAGTTACGTCAACTGGCTCGTCTTGGGTCAACATCTGAAGTACCTGAAGTGGCTTATGCTCGTAAAGAACATGGGTCAAAACCTGTATTTGTTAACGGTAGAGTTATTGAATCTCCCCGTCATCAGATCAAGGTAGCGGATTCGATTCGCGGTAGGTATCTTCATCTGAAGAAACTCTATAAGGATCAATAACTTATGGAAACAAAAGTTCGTAAGAAATATCCTGCGAACAGCAATCATGCGACCAAGGTTCACCGCACTCTCAGGGATGTGATTGATGAGGAAAATATCATCTGTCCCAACTGTCGTGGTCTTGGTACTGTTGTTGTTTGTGGGGCTTATCCTCGACCGAATGAGGATAAAGAAATGCCCTGCCCTGTGTGTGGTGGGGAAGGTGTATTAAACTAAACTTGATTGATGATTAGTAGTAATATATTTATATATATATATATATTATATATATTATATTATATATTATTAATAATAATTATTATAATACCAATCTCTCTCAGCAATTGATGATAGTAGTAAACGTCATAATCTAAACATTAGGAGATTTCAAATGGCAATTGTTGTTGGTGTTATTAACTCGAAAGGTCGACTGGTTCATGGTCACAGTGGCTCATGCTTCTCTGGTCTGCCCGGTGCATTGGTACAGGTGGTTAATGATCGTGGTATGAGTGGCTATAAATGTGTTCGACAGTATCTTCATCACAAAGCCCTGAGTAGTGACCTCAAGAAGCGAGAGGCTAATGCTTATCTTACTGGATTTGGCTATGCCAATGATGACAAGGTTTTTATGCTTGCTTGTCAGTCGGAACAGGACGTTCAGACTACTTTCGAGATGTTTGAGATGATGGGGTTTGATACCCTGATTGAGAAGTATAACCGAGAGAAGATTATTTCTCAAGGGTATTTCGATTGGAAGCGTGATATTCCTATGCAGGTATTGGTTGGAGTTGGAAGTTACTTCAGGTTCTACTCTGACTATCCTCATGCCCCAAAGACTTATCGTAAGCTGATAAAGGATGAACTGCCAAAACTTGAAAAAGCTGTTGGCCCTCGTGCTTACAGTCAGCACAAAGATCACTATGACAGGGCTTTCAAACGATTTTTCTCAGTCCTAGCAACCTACCTCAGCAGTGATGGTAATGCTAAGAATGAATACAAAATTCACTCGGTTGGTTGTCATTCACCTTTCGGTCAGAACTTGGTAAAAGGAGAGAAAGCGTTCAAGAGATTGAATCAGTGGAGGAGTAACATGGATAATCTCCCAACTATTGTTGAGCTATTGAAGCGTAAGGTTCGTGGAGTCTCTTATCGTGGACGTAACTTCTTTTTCTCAGGGGTTGATGATTCCTATGGGTTCAGTACTGCTTCCAGTCCTAAGCTAAAGGCTATAGGTATTGTGGAGAACGCTGAGAACTCCTATGCTACAACTAAGTTCAAGTTCATGGAATCTTACAGAGATTCTGATTTGGCCCCATTCTTGGAGTTGGCACGATGATTACTCTTGGCACAGATACAGAAGTACAGATTCAGGATAAAACTGGTGACCTTATCTCAGCAGTTGGCCTGATTGGTGGCAGTAAGGAGAATCCACGTTGGTTCGATGGGTTCAACATTCAGGAGGACAATACAAACGTAGAGTTTGCTATCAATCCTGTCTCTACTGTCGATGAATGGGTGTCACTGATTGAGAGTGCTATGAGCAAGGTCTCTGAGGTTCTCGGTGAGCTTGGCTATACACCTCGTATCGAAGCTACTGGTCATTACTCAGATGAACAGCTCTCGTCTCCTGAGAGTCGTCTGTTTGGCTGTGACCCAGACTTCTCAGCATACACCCTTGACGAAAACGAACCACCCAACCCAGAACAGGTAGGGAGTCTTCGTTCTGCTGGTGGTCATATCCATGTAGGAGTTGAAGATGTCAATGTTACAGAGCTTGTCAAATGGATGGATGTTTATCTCGGTTTGCCTTCTCTTCTCATGGATGATGATCATGTTCGTCGTCAACTTTATGGCAAAGCTGGTGCTCATCGTGTTAAGCCATATGGTGTTGAGTATCGAGCGCTGTCTAACTTCTGGATTAAAGACCGTAAGTCTATGGTATGGGCATACGAACAGACCATGAAGGCAGTTAAGATGGCTGGTGAATCTACCATCGAACAGCTTCCAGACTGGACTCGTATCCCAATGTCAATCGACACCTATGACCGTAACACGGCAGAGGATGTCCTCAACTGGCTGAATAAGGAGGGATACAATGCCTAGAAACAATTGGTCTAGTGATGCACCAAATCACTACAACAATACCTTGTGCCTGTTTGAAGATGATCTGTATCAGGTAAATAATGTCCTGTTAAGTTTGGCTCAAGAGGAGGATACTAATGAGTATGAACGGATGAGAACTATGTCATACCCAGAGGCTCTCCGAACTTTCAGGTATGACATCTCACCCTTTGGTCATCGTAATGGTGGACGAGTAAGGGATGCATCTTTTGATGACCTTCGATTTGTATTCCCTGAATCTCATCTGGTAAACATCCAGCACAATGGATTTTCTCGGGTAGATTTTGTATCTCGGTATGTCATGAAGCAATATCGTAGAGGTATGCGTCCTGATACACTACAGACCATCACCTGTAATCGTCCACTAGCTAACAAGCTACAGCAGAACCCTACCACAATGGGGTGTCCATCAGAGGCTGTGATCAGGGAGTTCTTCTTGTCTCAATTCTATACAGTTGAGCAGGCATTAACTCTACTTGATAATCAGCCCGGAACTGTTGCTATCAGTGACTCGATCTGGTTGGGTACATCAGCCAAACCTGATGAGATATTGGTAGGCTATCAGCAGTATGCAGTAGGGACTCTAAATGCAGGGGCTTCAACAGTAGCTCTTGCTGAGGAGGCTGGTGAGCTTCGTCAACACATTCAAGAGGAGACTGAGTTCAATGTCACTATCGCTTAGTGAAGTAATCGGCTTTAAGAAAGAAGTCAGGTCAGCACCTATTGACCCTAACCTACCACTTCAAGATGAATATATTGGGGTTGAGGTTGAGGTTGAGGGTGCTGCATATATCAGCGTCAGTCAGACTTATTGGAAGACGGTTCGGGATGGCAGTCTAAGAGATGAGGGTAAGGAGTTTGTATTCAAAGAACCTCTCTTCAATGGTGATATCGGTGCTGCTCTTGATGAATTGCAGGAAGCTTTCGATCAACATGCTCCCCGTCTATCTGATCGTTGTAGTGTCCATGTACATATTAACGTATCGAACATGAGTACTGTACAGCTTCACCGTATGCTGCTCTTATATCTGATCTTTGAGCGTACCATTGTACGTTATCATTCAGATCGTGAAGATAATATCTTTGCGGTTCCATTCTATAAAGCTCCGTTCTATGTTCATCAGATTGATGCGCTGTATCGTGAAGATTACGATGACATAGCTGACCTGTTCTCGAACATGAACAAGTATCAGGCTCTCAACCTGAGAACTGTACGTGAGTATGGTAGCCTTGAGTTCCGACATATGGGAGGTACTGCTGACACTCAGGCTATCTATGAGTGGATTAAGATCATCATGATGCTGAAGAAGTATGTGATGGAGAACGACTTCAACCCGACTGCCCTACTGCATAATATGTCAGGCATGGGGCCGGAGAACTTCCTCATTGATGTGTTTGGTCGTGAGTTGTCAGAGGTCTTGACTAATGAGCACGTTGAACGTGACATCATCAAGGGTGTACGTTTAGCCCAGCTTAGTTCAATCAATACAGACCTAGCAGGAGCAAGCACTCGGTTACTACGTCGTAGGTTTACTACTGGTGTTCTTGAGCGTATTAATCGTGCTATTGGCATAGACGAACCAATTCGTAATGAGTTTGAAGGTATCAATTTTGATGTGTATGGCCCAGTAGAAGGAGATTTGTAGTATGTGTGGTATTGTAACATTAATGAGTAGTGCGAAGACTCGTATATCTATTGATCATAAGAAGTTTCTTATGCAAGGACTAATGATTGATACTTTACGAGGCGATCATTCAACAGGTCTGGCTTTTGTGGACAAGGATGGTATTGCTGAGACGTACAAGAAAGCTGTACCCGGCTATGACTTTGTTCACTTGAAGACTCCCTCCCGAGTAATCAATAACATTACTGACTTTAATTATATCATTGGTCACAATCGTTATGCTACGAAGGGTGCAATCAACTCCCTTAATGCTCACCCATTCCAGCATGGTGCTATCACTGGTGTCCATAATGGTAGTCTGCGTGAGTATCATAGTCTTGCACCACAGCAGAACTTCGCCACTGACTCAGAGCATGTGATATGGGCTTTGAATCAGGCTGATGATGTTGGTGACGTAATCAAGAAACTTAAGGGTGCCTTTACTCTGGTATGGCATGATGAACAGGACAATACGATTCATATGATTCGTAATGAAGATCGTCCCTTTCATCTTGCATACATGGAGAAAGAGGACACAATACTTGGTATCTCTGAGGTTGAGATGTTGAACCTCCTCATTGCTCGTAACAAGATCAAGATAGAGAAGATCGTTGAGCTACCTGTAGGTGAAGAGTGGGTATTCAGTCAAGATGATCTGAAGAACCCGGCCAAGATTGAAAGGGAGTTCTGGACACCCCCAAAGTTCGACAGCTCCTCACAGCGACGAGGGGCGGGATCAGGAAGTTATACAAGTCCTTCTCAGAAGGTACACCCACCAGCAGACTCAAGGCAGAAAAGCGATTGGGAACGTCAGGTAGACGCGGAACTAAGGATTCTAGGTCTAAAGCGAGACGAGGAAGTTGAGTTCATCATTCAGGATTATAGCATCTATCCGGGTACTGGTAATGGCGGATATATGAAGTATGGTGAACTGACAGGATACATGGTCGATGCTCCTTACATGGAGGTTCAAGTAACTGGTCTTGGTGAAGAGACATATAATCGACTTACTGGCTGGAGTGCTAAGTCACGAGTCATCCGAGCTATTCGTAGTGGTCGTAAGCAACGTATTGTTCTTACAGCTAAGGATATAGACAACGTATCGGAGGAGGAAGATATCCCTTTTGATCAAATTGCTAAAGCCAACAAAGTAGAAAAGGAGAAGGAGGAGACTGATGGCAATGTAAAAAAGTCTGTAACGGGTGGGCACAACGTCCTGTACCTAGACTCTTCAGGCAGGTGCTACACTAAGAAACAGGCAGTGGAGCTTCTAAAACATGGGTGTGGTATGTGTAGTAGAGACCTTGAACCGTCAGAAATGACTAGCCTTTCTTGGGCAGGTGATTCACCAATCTGTCCTGAGTGTGCTGAACAAATGGAAAAACTTGACAAATAGGAGTATTAAAAATGCGTGTTGTATTTTCCCCATATAAAGGTGGTTTAGGTGGTTTGCGTAGGCTTCGTGCTGAACTTAATGCTCAAGGTGTACGTACCAAGGTACTGAAACCAGCGAAATCTCAGCATGTGCATCAGGATGGTGATGTGTATATGAACTGGGGGAACTCTAGACCCCCACTTAATGGTAGTATTCCATCGGCTTTACAGATCAATCGTTCTGAATCTATTAGTTATGTAACTAATAAATCTTCAGCCTTCGATCACTTTCACGCAAACAGTGTACCAATCCCTGATTTTTATCGTCAGGTAATTACTTGTGTTTCTGAGAATAACCTACATACTGGAGATAACCAAGATAAGGTGTTTGTTCTTCGACACAAACTGACTGGTCACAGTGCTGAAGGTGTTGAGATTATTAATGGCTCTGAACTGTGGCAACGTCATCGTGAGTTTGAGAATGTACGTCTCGTTACAGATTATATTCCTAAGAAGCATGAGTATCGTCTGCATGTCTTTCGTGGCAAAGTACTGTTAATACAACAGAAGAAGCGTCGTACAGATGTACCTGATGAAGATGTAGATTGGAAGATACGTAACTATGACAATGGCTTCATCTACGCCATTGACGATATTGTTACTCCTGATCAAAAGGTAATAGACGCTGCTATAAGTGCCTGTAATGCTGTTGCTCTTGATTATGGTGCAGTAGATGTCATCTGGAATCAGAAACGTGAGAAGGCTTATGTCTTGGAGATTAATACTGCACCGGGAATTGTGAGTGATACCTTAGCGGGAGCCTTAGCTTCAGCCATTGTATCACGAGCAACCGTACTTGATAGCCATATGAGTTCGAGTATGCATAGCAAGATCAGGCAGCATCAAGTAGCTAGGGCTGCAAGTGCAACAAGACCTACAACACCAAGGTATACTACAAGACCTACTACGGGGTATCGTATCCAACGATAAGGAGATATCATGGTAACATTGAAAACAAAGGTAGCTGTGTATGGCAGTCTACGGAGGGACTTCCATAACCACAGAATCATTGAGCATTCAAAATTCTTGGGTATGACACGAACAGACCCAGAGTATACAATGCTCTCACTTGGTTCCTTCCCAGCAGTAATTGAGGGAGGGGATACCTCAATCCTTGTTGAGATATACGAGGTTGACCCTGAAACATTCGCCAGTCTGGATATCCTTGAAGGGTACTCACCTGAAAAGAAAAGTGCATTCTACTCACGTAAGTTGGTAGAGTTCCCAGAGTTTGGGGCTTGTTGGATGTACTATATTGATGGTGGTGCTGAAGGATTCTCTAATACTCGTGTACCTTCAGGTGATTGGGGTACACATAAGCAAGAGGTAAGATATGGCATCAGGAAATGATGATAGTAGTAAAGCCATTGCATACATGCTCCCCTGCACTCAGAAAGATTGCGGTAGTTCTGATGCAGTAGTAGCATATGATGATGGTCATCACCACTGTTTCTCATGTGGTAAACACTATCCAGCCGGAGTCTATGAAGGAGGTGAACCTGTAGTGGAAAAAGCTGTACCCAAGGTAGAGGCCAGCCACACCATAGGTTTGTCAGACGTATCCAAGCTTAAGTCCTCAGCTCTAATCACTCGTGGAATTGATGCTGATATTGCAGAAAAATATGGGGTTAAGGTTGAGTTCGATACTACTAATGGTCAGCCATTGAAGTATTACCTACCGTATTACCGAGATGGTGATCTGACAGGCTACAAGGTGCGTCCTGTTGACCGTAAGGAGTTCTTTGCTATCGGTAGTACACGACAGCCTGAACTGTTTGGTCAGCAACTAGCAGGAGATGGGGGTAGACTCCTGATCATCACAGAAGGCGAGTTCGATGCTATGGCATCCGCCCAAATGCTGAAAAGTGCTGGGAAAAATTATAAGGTTGTTAGTCTACCACAAGGGGCGAACTGTAATGCCTTGCGTAATCACCTTGAGTGGTTGGAAAAGTTTGATACCATTGTACTGAACTTTGACAATGACAAGAAAGGTAAGGAAGCTCGTGACGAAGCTGCGGAACTTTTTACTCCCGGCAAGGTCAAATTTATGGAGCTACCTGAGAAGTTCAAAGATGCTAATGAGATGCTACAGGCTGGTGGTAAACCTGCCCAGTATCTACAGGCTATCTTTAACGCAAAGGTCTACCGTCCTGATGGTGTAGTGAGTCTGGCTGATGCATGGGATACTATGTTTGAGTCGGACAGTCAGGAGTCTCTACCTTATCCGTGGGCTGGCTTGAATGAGCTAACCTATGGTATCCGTAAGCGAGAGATTGTAACCCTAACCTCTGGCTCTGGTATGGGTAAGTCAGCAGTAACTCGTGAGCTTTCACACTGGCTGCTCAAGCAGACTGAGGATAACATAGGGGTACTGGCCCTTGAAGAGTCTGTTAGTAGGACAGCGTGGGGTATTGTATCAGTTGAAGCAAACCTCCCACTATCAATCCGAGAGGAACGTAAAGGTGTTGGAACTGAGGACGTTAAGAAGTGGTTCGATGCTACTCTGGGAACGGGTCGTATCTTCACCCTTGACCACTTTGGTTCGACCTCTGAGGATTCTCTTCTCAGCCGGGTAAGGTATATGATAAAGGGGCTTGGCTGTCAATGGGTCATCCTTGATCATCTATCTATTGTAGTCTCAGCTATGGACGAAGGTGGTGATGAACGTCGCACCATCGACTCGATCATGACCAAGCTACGACAGTTGGTAGAGGAGACAGGGGCAGGGCTTATCCTCGTAAGTCACCTGAAGCGTACCTCAGGAGATAAGGGCCATGAGCAAGGGCATGAGGTCAGCTTAGCCCATCTCAGGGGCTCACAGGCCATAGCACAGCTCTCTGATATGGTCATTGCGCTGGAACGTAACCAGCAGGCAACTAACAAGAAGGAGGCCAACCTGACTAAGATCAGGGTACTGAAGAATAGGTATGCTGGATTGTTGGGTATCGCTACCCATTTGTTTTATAACCGTGATACAGGACGACTTGAGGAGGTTGAAGATGTGGATGAATTTCTTGGCATTGCTCCAGAAGAAACAGAGGGGAACTTCTAATGAAATGGATAGCATTATTACTGGCTCTATTCAGTACGACAGCGGTTGCTGAGCATAGGTTAGACATTACGCTTGGCTCGTATCATTTTAGTGAGAAGCAGGAGGGCGAATGGAATGAAGTCAACCCCGGACTTATCTACACCTACTCGCCAGCAGAAGGAATCGGCTTCAGTGTGGGACGGTATCGTAATAGCTTCAGCAACTATAGCAATCTTGCTGGGCTGCGTTTGGAGCTACCTGATTATCGTAGTCATACCTTCGGTATTCTTCTAGGTGGGGTTACAGGTTATCAGTTTGATATGAATGGGGCTCCGGCCCCTGTATCTCCTCTGGCAGCACCTTACGTTACTCTGTACCAACGAGTCAACGTATCACTTCAATATGCTGGTAGGGAATCCTCTGTTGGTATATCAGCAAGACTAGGAGAATGGTAATGAGTCTTAAATTTAACAGTTCACAGAAGGCTAAAGGCAATGTCATTGATTGGAATCAGGGAGAAGATCAGGAACTTTCCTTCGGTAAGTGGGAGGGCAGTACTCTACAGTGGGTATCTGTTTACCATCCTTATTATTTCCTTTGGATGTGTCGTGTGGGAATTGTTATTAACTGTCCTGCGGAAGTACAGGCTGCCATAGAGGATAGTCTTGATGAGGAATACTGGGACAATCTTCGAGATGTAACAGTAGCCGACATCTACTAAGGAGATAGGATGATGATTAATAAATTAAAAAAGTGGGAATTAAAAAAGAGTCTCCACAAAAAGCGCTGGTTATGGACTCCGTATGCGCTTGTTATGTTGCCCCTTTTGCCCGTATTTCACTTTATTGTTGCGCTATCGGAATATGACTGGCATAACCTTAATTATGATTATAAGGCAGCGCTTAAACTTCTTTTCCATTGGGTGGATAAGGAGCAGGGACAATGAGTAAGAAGTGTAAATATCTCAGGACAATGTATCACTTTCAGTATGTTACTTCCTGTGGAAGTGAAGCTGAACACCCTGAGGATTGTGGAGATTGGGTTTATTGTCCTTATTGTGGGCGTAAGATTAAGTTCAAAAACAATGCTTCGCAATCCGAAGTAGACCATTGTTTAGAAGAGGCAGGGCAATGAGTGACAAGAAGATTCCAAAGCATTGTAAAAACTGCGAGGCTTTGTGGACTAAAAGCGTAGTGCCTTGGTGTTGTGCTAAAGGCGACGAAGCAAAGAAATCTATAGGGCACTGTAAGCTTCATAATTTAAAGAGGAGCAAGGGCAATGAGTGACATAGTAAAGCGTATACGCCAGAGATTGGCGAGTGACCAATACATGAGCTCTGAGAATTATTTGTGCCTCAGTGATGCTGCCGAAACCATCCAGAAGCTAAGGGACGAGTTAAAAGACTATAAGGAGGAGGTTCATCAAGCTCTGGGCTGTACAGATGGGGACGATATAAGGGCACACTTAGGCTATTGGGAGAATAAATGAACAGATGTGTATTCGATATAGAAGCGAATGGTCTTCTCGATACCATTACAAGGGTCTGGTCTCTGGTAGTCAGAGACTTGCAGACAGGTGAGAAGTTCTCATATACACCAGACGAAATACAAACTGGTCTAAAGAAACTGGAGGAGTATGATGTACTTATCGGACATAATATTATTGGTTACGATTTGCCTGCTCTCGCTCGTACTATGGATTGGCATAAGTATGAATCTAAGAGAGTCGTTGATACTTTGGTTATTAGCCGTTATCTTTGGCCTGAGCGCCCTTGGGGCCATAGTCTTGAAGACTGGGGGGTACGTCTAGGTAACCCTAAGATTCACTTTGATCAGTGGGATCATTGGTCAGAGGAGATGCAGACTTATTGTGAGCAGGATGTAGATGTCAACGTCGATATCCTTCACGCTCTTGAGAAAGAGTTTGGAGACATATTGACAGGGTTTGAAGTCTATCAACCTAGCTTCGACTATAATGCTGTGGTAGATCGTAGCATCCTAACTGGAATGGAGTGTGAACACCATGTTCAACGTATTATCACAAGGCAAGAAATTAATGGCGTCGTGTTTAATGAGAGACGAGCCCGCTTCTATGTCTTTGAACTCGAAGCAAGAAAGCTCCAGCTCTACGCCAAGATTCGGCCTTACTTACAACTTGAGGTCATACGGTCGGGAAGTGTTCCTGTTAATAAACCCTTCCTCAAATCAGGTGACTATAGCAGTCAGGTCACGAAATGGTATCCTGAAGAGCAAGATAGAAGCAGAGTGGCAGGGCCATTTACTAGGGTCAACTTTGTACAACCTGATCTTGGAAGCCGTAACAAGCTCATTTGGCAGCTACTCAGATTGGGATGGGTTCCAGAAAACTTTACTAAGAAAGGAAATCCAAAACTTACCGTTGAGGGAGAGCCTTGCCCCAGTCTGCTCAAAATTGGGAGTGAAGTGGGCCAGTGGATTGCCGACTGGTACATCTATAACCACCGTCAGTCACAGATCAAGGGTTGGATACGGAGGGTTAGGATCGACGGTAGGCTCACAGCAGGGGCTATAACAATAGGTACACCTACCTATAGATTCAGGCACAATGTAGTTGTGAATGTTCCCAAAGCTGCTTCCTATGTCCCGTTTGGTTATGAAATGCGTAGTCTGTTTACTGTGCCTCAGGGTAAGAGGATGGTAGGACATGATGCATCAGGGTTAGAGCTTAGAATGCTGGCAAACTACATCAATGACATAGTATTCACTAGAGAGGTGGTAGACGGTGACATCCACACGAAAAACCAAAACGATGCTGGCCTTCCCACAAGGGACGATGCCAAAACTTTTATATACGCTTTCATCTATGGAGCAGGAAATCTCAAGATTGGAAGAATTATCGGGGGAGCTGAGCAAGACGGGGCTGCCATCAAGAGGAAATTTCTTAAGCAGAATCCGAAACTTGCAAGCCTTATCAAGTCAGTGCAGAAGGCTGCTGGCAGGGGCTACCTTGTTGGGCTCGATGGACGAAAGATACGACTTAGGAGAGACAAAGAAACAGGGGAAATCCAGACCCACAAAGCCCTCAACACGCTGTTGCAGTCAGGAGGGGCACTAGTAATGAAGTGGTCGATGATCTTCTTAGATCAGCTTCTCCGAGAGGCTGGGTTACACAGTAAGAAGGTTATTGATATGCACGATGAGGGCCAGAGTGAAGTCCCTACAGAGGAGGCTACAATCCATGCTGAGCTTGCTGTGGAATCTATCCGTATTGCTGGAAGGTATCTTGACCTTAACTGTCCTCTGGATGGTGAGGCTAAGATTGGCCTGAATTGGGCACAAACCCACTAGAGTAGGGATTTAGATTAAATTGGCGTATAATAACAAATACAAAGGTTATTTATGATTAATAATGAGTTTGTAATTAAATATGAAAACTTAATACGTTCTAATATCTATAGTATGAATATTAGAGATAAGGATACTGTAGATAATTTGTTCGCTGATGTAATAATCAAACTACTTGAGAATGTAGATAAGTTCGACCCAGAACAGGGTGCTGCATCTACATGGGTAGTAACCGTTACACGACGAAAGGTCATGGATTATATTCGTGACATTAAACGATCTGAGGATGTAATGGATAGTCCGAGGGTGTCTGTCGATGATAAGGTTCCGGGTTCTACTGTAGCCATTGTCGATAACATCCCAGATGAACAACCTTCTGAAGCATATAAGCAACGAAGGTTGGAAGAGTTTCTGTTCTTGATCTCTGACCTACCAAGGGTCTGGCAGCAAATATTAAAGCTGCGGCTGGTGTATGGTCACTCTTTGAAAGAGATATCTGATATGCTTGACCTTAAGTATAAGGCAGTAGACAACGCCCATACTAAGGCTATCAAGCGTCTCAAGAACAGAGTAAGGGTTGAACGTGAACCACGGTGGCATTATGGGCAGGGAGTGACTCTTCAGGATATGTATAATCCGCTTCCCCCAATCTACAAGTTCCCGTTCAAATTAAGAGTAGTCGAGGGCAAGACTTGGCAACAAGTCCAGCAATTGATTGACCTTCCGATTCATGTTCTTGAGGCTCGGGTCAATGTTGCCCGTGATATGATCTTCAAGAAATGGAATGTAGAGGTATGATGACAGATGATGAAATGAAGCAAGTACTGGGGTATGTACCCACCTTCGAGATTGATGATGAAGAGTGGGAGAAAATGAAAGCAAGAAATGAAGCGTCACTTGAGAAAGAAAACAAACAGGAGAATGTAAATGACTCTAATCCTTAAAGATGTAAAAAGTCCACGTAAAGATTATGGTCGTCTTGAAGACGGCACGTACCCTGCTCGTATTGTACAGGTAGTGGATTTCGGTATTCAGAAGCAGACTGATTGGCAGACTGGTGAAGAGACTGATCCAAAACCACGACTTATGATTACTTGGGAAGTTCCGGGTGAGACTATTACCATCGAAGATAAAGAAGGTAACTCAGAGGAACGTCCACGTTGGCAGGGTCGTGAGTACACTATCTCAAGCTTTGAACAGGCTGGTCTGATGAAGCTTGTAAGTGCTCTGAAACCTGACCTTGAGAGCTTTGATGAGCTACTGAACCTCCCATGTATGATTCAGGTTGGTTCTACCTCCGGTGGCAAAGCTAAGATTACTTCAGTCATGTCAATGCCTAAGGGTGTGCCAGTAGGTGATCTGGCTAACGAGCCCACCATGTTCGACTTCGATAACCCCAACCGAGAGTTGTTCGAGAGCCTTCCAAACTGGCAGCAGGAGAAGATCAAGTCTGCACTAAACTATGACGGTTTCGCAGATACTTGGACTAAGGAAGCGGTTGAGTCTAGTGACGATGATGAGGGCGAAGACGTTCCCTTCTAGTCACTGACAGGCTATGGGGAGAGCCTCAAATCTCCCCAACCAATTCATAATAATTATAAGGTAATAAAACATGAGCAATACTAAATTCCCTGAAACAGAGAACTACGTAATTGTAACTGGTGTCAAAGATGTAGACGGCTTTGATGTTTATGGTATTCAAAACAAACAGACTGGTGTGATCGAGTACCGAGACCATCTGTATCCACGTATTGTTGTAGCAATTGGTGACCTTCAGGATCGTTACGATGAAATCCTAAATGCTCCACAGGAAGCAGAGAATGTTGTTACTCTATCAGCAGTCCCAAACGGAGAATCTGTACAGTAATGGAATTTAATGAGATAGGTATAGATGGAGACATCATCCTATACTCAGTAGGGTTTGCGACACAGAGAAACATTTATATCTTATCAGAGGCGGGACAGCAAGATCGTCCCGTCCTCACCTCTACTGACAAACGGTTGGTGAATAAGTATATTGATCTGATGGATGATTACCATCTTGAGACATATACATATGTTCAGGCTCCATTGTCAGCATATATTACCGCTGACTCAATCATTAGAAGCTACAAGGAAAAATATAAAACTGATAACATTAAAGTATTCTTAACAGGCAAGACTAATTTCCGTCTCGATGTTGCTACAATACTTCCGTATAAGGGCAACAGAGATGACGAGAAACCACATAACTACGCAAAGCTGAAACAGTATCTGATCAAGAAACACAAAGCTATTGTGGTAGAGGGAGAGGAGGCTGATGACGCGCTATCAAAAATGCTTGTTCGTAATCCGAAAGCACTTCTGGTCAGTGATGATAAAGATTTACTTAACACCGCTGGTTGGCACCTTCGTCCGAGGAAGGGAGATAAACCATTTTATGTTTCTCCTGAAGAAGCGGATAAGAACTTTTATAAACAACTCTTAACAGGAGATAAGTCAGTTGATAATATACCCGGTCTGAAAGGGATTGGGCCAGCCAAGGCTGAGAAGCTCTTAGCTGACTGTACTACTGTGGAAGAGATGGAGTGTGTCATTGGTAACTTGTACGCTAAGTATTACAATGACCCAGAAGCTGCGATGATCGAGGTAGGTCGACTACTCTGGATGCGTAGACAAGACAATGAAATGTGGTATCCAAAATGTTTAGGAGGATGTAAATATGTCGTTTGATCTAACAAAGGCACTTGAAAAGAAACTAGTGGACTCGGCTCTGAAAGAGCTAGATACCGAAGCGGTTAAGAAAGAAGTAGCCACAGCGGTTGAAGCTTATTTTAAGTCTGAGATATTCCACGACATGATTGCTGAGGCTCTCTCAGAAGATGGTGTTGGTTGGGACTTGGGTGTTGCAATAGGTAGGCAGATTTCTAAATCAATGAAAGGTATGAAGGTGACCCTTGGCTAAGAAAACTCCACCCTGTCCTGAGTACCCAGAGTGGACTACAGCTAAATACTTTTCACTAATTCGTACTGGTCTAAGGGGAGCCTTCTCACGTTGGCCCCCTAAGCACGAAGCTCTTAAAGCAGTTAAAGAGGTCGTACCAGTAATGGATGGTGAGGAGCAAGCACGTTATAAGACTGGACAACGAGCAGGCCAGCTAAAGTACACAACGAGATACCGTTGCGCTGCCTGTGACAACTTGTTTCCAATAAAGGAAGTCGAGACAGACCACATAGTTCCGGCTGGTTCGTTAAAGACTTATGACGACGTAGTACCATTTATTCAACGAGTCCTGTGCCCAGTAGAGGGTCTACAGGTTCTGTGTAAAACTTGTCACAGAGAGAAAACTAATGCCGAAAGACGTAAAAACAAAACCACGTAATACATTGGGGCGTAAGACCATTGAGCACATTGTAGTACCAGATGCTCAGGTCACACCTGATACATCCACGGAGCACCTACGCCATGCTGGAGAATATATTGCTACACATCAGCCAGATGTCCTTGTCTGCATTGGTGACTTCGCTGATATGCATAGCCTTAGTTCTTATGATCGTGGTAAGAAGGGCTTCGAGGGGCGACGTTACAGCGATGACGTTAAGGCTGCAAAGCGAGCGATGTCGGTACTCCTTGCTCCCATGCAAGAGTTACAGAAACGACAACGTAAGAATAAGCAGAGGGTATACAAACCACGGATGATCATGACCCTTGGGAATCATGAGAACCGTATTAACAGGGCAGTTAGCAATGATGCGATACTCGACGGTACGATATCAACTGACGATCTCGGATACAAAGAAGCAGGTTGGGAGGTATACGATTTCCTCGAAGCAATTGAAGTTGATGGGGTTACCTACTCCCACTTCTTCCCGCGATCTGGCAATGGGCGTGTTTTGCAGTCTACTCGTGGGGCACCTACAGCAAGAACTCAGGGTCAACGAGAGATGCGCTCTTGTACTTCTGGACATCTTCAAGGGTTGGATTTCGATGTACACCAGCTCGGGAATCGACGGATTTACAATATCATTGCCGGATCATGTTATACCCATGAAGAGGATTACCTCACTCCTCAAGGCACGCAATATTGGAGAGGAATTATACATAAGTTCGACGTTGGTGAGGGGATGTACGATCCACTGTTCGTATCCCTTGACTACCTAAAACGGAGGTATGGTAAATGAGTTTTGAATCACTTAATAAAGCAGTAGTTGAATGGGGTAGGGAACGTGGTATTCTTGAATATAGTACACCGACTGGGCAGTTCCTTAAAGGTGTTAGTGAAACGGGTGAACTGGCGGATGCATTGGCGAAGGGAGACCGAGCTGCTGTTATCGACGCTCTTGGTGATGAGCTTGTTACTCGTATACTATTGGCTGAGCTTCTCGATCTTGATCTGGTTGGCTGCCTTGCTGAAGCCTACAATGTGATCTCTTCCCGCAAAGGTAAGATGGTTGGGGAGGTGTTTGTTAAAGATGA